ATTTAAAGCAGGAGTGGTGTCCCCAACAAACTTTTAATAATATTAACAAAATATCGTTTTAATGGTAGTTTGTAGCGACATTGTAAAATATAGGTCAGTAAAAAACCCAGTAAAGGATATTTTTGCCTATACTTTTTCTGCTCTATTAATCCAGCCTCTTTCATATCTGGCCAAAGTCGGATTAGCTGAAATAATAGCCCTATAATATGCTATTTCTGCTCGGTCGTAGTCTTTATCAAAGCTTACTTCATTATACGCATTTATCGCGGCTAGGGTATTAGCACCTAAAATGCCGTCCATTGTAACGCCTACAACCTTTTGGGCTGCTTTAATGGCGTTTTTGCATCCAGCATTTACGCCAAATATAAACATTTCCACCTGCTTTTGGTAGCTGTTTATCTCGTCAAGCCTCATCGCGTCCCAATAGTTAGTCTTGTAAAATTTACCCACAAGCTCAACTAGGTTATCATCGTTATACAAAGCTACGCTAGCCTTTTCAAGATCGCCGTATGCGTTAATTGCCGCCCTAACTTGCCCCCAGCCTTGCCAGCTTGGGTTTGCTACTTCATAAATACCCATAAAAGTTAAGCCATTTTCGTTTGGGTTTTTATGTAGTGCGTTTTTAGGGCTGTTAAATTCTAGGCTCATTAAAAGATTAAAAGCTTGTGTGTAGTTCATTTTTCATCCTTAAAATTGTAGTCTTGTGGCGGTCTTGGCGTATAGTTATCATCACTATCGTCAAAGCTATCTATCTTTTTGTCTATCGCTTTATCGATCACAGTGCTAACCCAAGCTGTGCCACGCCAGGCAAAAAAGCCACCAACTGCAAGGCTAAAGCTGCCTTTTTCAGTAAAATAAAATGTCGTCTCATAAGCTACCCAGCATATAAAAGTCGAGCTAATCGTGCCAACGAAAAAATTTATGATAGCCTTGCCATCGCTTGCTATCTTGGCGTTACCCCCTGCAATGCTTAGCACACCACCCACAAAGCCAACTATTATCACCCAAAAGTAAAAGCCTAGCCTATCCATAAGATCATCCATCGCCAGCCTCTTAAAATTTATATGTAAAGATGAGCATTATTATCACTGACAAAATTATTTCAAATATAGCCATCTTATTTAGCCAAAAGGCTTTAGTTTTCTTTATTATTCGTTCCATTTACACACCCTTTTAAAAGTTCTTCGCACGTGAGAAAGTAGCCCATTAGCTCCTTTGCGCTTTGTAAATCGCTAGGGCTATATTTTGGCTTTGCTGGCATCTCTTTTATGCACGCAATAGGCACATATACGTCTTGATATTGCGTCTTTACTATCAATTCAGGTTTTGAAGCACATCCAGCCATAAAAAATGCTACTATTAGACTATTTATTGCCAGCTTCATTGAGTAGCCTTTCATAGAAATTTAGCTTTTCCTCGCAAGCGGCGTCCTTGATAGGCACTGCCACGCGCTCAACCCTAGTTATAACACGCTCTTTTATTTTTGCTTCGTCTTGTTTTGGCACACTTAGCGCCTTTAGGCTTGTGTTGGTTAGCTCGATTTTGGCGTTACATGTTTCCAAATTAGAAACAACCACTGCATTGCTTGCCTCTTTTAACGCTATCTTTTTAGTTAGCTCGTCAATCTTATCGGCTGCATTATTGTTTAGCCAGTAGAGCATACCAACGACAAAGCTCAAAAATAAGATAGCCCCTATATAAAATTTATCGCTCATCTTGCACCCTTTTAAACGGATTTACGCACCAGACACTTTTAAGCACCTTCTTATCATCTGCTTCAAGATATGTGCTTTTATTCTCTTCATCCATCCCACAAATATCCATAAGCTTCCAGCCTAGATATATCCTGCAATAAAACTTAGATTTACCGTATCTAATCTCACGGTAATAACCAAAGTGCTCTTTGCCATCTTTCATCTTGCAGGTCACTAGGCATTGAGTGCTTTTTGCTCCTTTGTTTTCTGTAGCTAGGGTATCGCCTATGCTTTCTACACTGCTTGCATCTATATCTTCAACCCTTACGCCCAGATACTTCGCACTAAAGTTTCCTATCCTGTTACGATATAACCAACAAAGCCTTGCCCAATAAGTTTTATTTTTGCCGTTTGGGAAATGCTCGTTTTTCCAGCCATCGTCTCCGTTTATACCGTAGTCGTTCTCATCGAACCACGCCGCCCACTTTGGTAGGCGTTCGCTTTTCTCATCACAAGCTAGCAGAGCGATAGGCACTACGATAAAATGCAGTATCTCGATAGGTAACTCAATAGCTACATTTTTAAGAATTTGTAGTTTTTGCTTTTGGGTTAGTCTCATCTTTTGCCTCGCTTTGGTATTTTGGACTTGCCGGGCAACCCTCCCAAGGGCAGTTACCTTGTTTGTCTAGCTTTGAGCTGCATATCTCGCAGCGTTTAGTTTTCTTTTTCATCTTTGTTTTCTCCTTTTTCTAGGGCTTGTTTTTGAGCCAAGAGCTCTTTGTATTCGGCGCGCAAATCCTCTACAACTGCCGTGTTGCCAATAATTAGAGCATTGCGGATATACTCCTCACACTCTTTGATCTGGGCTTCAAGCTCGGCTAGTTCGCGCGCCTTTTCGTCGATTTCTTGCTCGACTTCCACTCTCACGAGTTTTTGATTTTTTACGTCCACGCTATTTGCGTTTTTGTTTAGAGCTTCTCGCCATTCTTCATCCGAAATTTCAATATTAGGCGTTGGGATAGTATCGTGGATTTCGTCATCGTAGTAGCCTAGAAGCGTTTTTTCTTTCTCGTCGTAATGTGCGTATTTCATTATTTCTCCTTTTTAATATCCGATAGCGATATAGCTACCAGGAAAGGCATTCACTGCGGAGCCATAGGCGGAGCCATAGCTAGATTTTGTGCCATAATAAAACTTTTCTTTGCTTATTACGTAAGCAAAAGCGTTATCCACCACGTTACCTTGCGCATCTGCATTCCCCGCTATTACGGCTAAAACCATATTAGGGAAAGCTATCGGAAAGGCTCTTTCTCCTGCCACTCCTCCTCCCGTAATCGAGCCCCATTGAAATATCAGTCCGTTTGGAAGTTTCGTATAGCCGTTTTGAGCTTTAGAGCATTGAAACTCGCGTTCCATTAATTGATTTTCGCTCCATTTTTGTGTAGCCACAATATCCCAAATTGTCGCCTCGTTGGCTGGGTTTTTGTTTGTGTTTTGGCTTTTTGCAATATAGATAACCCCACTTAGGCTCACAACTGCCCCAATCGGATATTCCATATCTTTATCCCACTCACCAACGCCTCGCTGTAATTGATAGGCTAGTGACTTATCCACACGGTTAAAGGCGGCGTTAAAATACTCCATAGGCGGGATAAAGCCTAAATTTTCGGTTACGCCCCAGCCCCTTTTAATATTTGGAAACTCTACTATTTCGCCGTCTTTTGCGTCGCTGGCGAAAATCTCATTTTTTGGTTTTTCGTAAATCATTACTGCTCCTTATATATTCTTGCAAACTTGCCAACGCCAAAGGCTAGGTTGGCTTTATTTTGCTTGAAGCCAAAGCATTTTTTGTCAGCAATTAGTATCACATTTAAGCCTACACCTATGGGGCGAGCTAAAATATCGTTTTTAAAAATTAGGTTTATTAAAAATTGTGTTGTTTTGGCATTTTTTAAGACTAAATTTAGGGTCATATCGTAATTATCAAATATGAAGTTGCCAGCCCCTAATAAAAACTCTAGCGACTTATAGCTGTTCTCTAGTGTGCCAGTTTGGTAGTTCTTAATGATTTTTGCTTTTATTAAAAATCTATAATCGCTATCGTTGAGATAAAAACTACCTTTTAAAGAATTGCCTAGGCGGTAAAATTCGCCCTTATTAAAACCTTGTTTTTTCTCAGTTTGGGTAAAGGCGAAAAAATCTTTTAATATTAGGTTTTGTTGCTCTCTACTCACGCCTACATGGCGACCAACTAAATCTAAAGCGTAACCGCTAGCCGTATCAATATTTAAAATTTCGGCTACTTTTATGGCGTCGTCAAAGGCTTTATACACTTCATCATTTAGAAGCTTTGCGGTCGCTCTAGCCCTTGTCTTTTTGCGGTATTGCCAAATTAGCTCAACCATTACACTACCGCCAAATCAATATCGCTTTTATTGATCACACATATCTCACGCACGGCTACTGGCAAATTTTGCCCACCATTTATCTTAAATTGTGTAACCTCAAAGCCCTTAACGTCGTTTATTATGCTATATAGGCGGCTAATATAAACGTCCTCGCCTATGTTAAAAACGTGGTTAGATAGTAACTCTTTGATTTTATCTGTATTTATATCTGTTATGCCCTCGGTGCGTTTTATACGCAAAAATATTCTAGGGTTTATCTGTGTTGGGCGATCAAATTTAACCTCACGCTTAGCGCCTAAAAACTCAATTTCTAGCTTTGTTTGTCCTTGTACGCCACAACCACCTATTTTTTTTCTTAATATTGCCTCGCCTATTGCCGTATCGTCGCCACCTAAAACAATGGCGTTTAAGCTATGTGGTTCTACTCCGTTGGCGTCCGTTTGGTTGGTGTAGTTTTCTAAAACCTTGCATTGTTTTACGCCCTTTAGGTTAAGTAAGTAGCTTTCTAGCCCTTGGCGCTCGTCGTTGTTGTTGATGCTATGGCTTTGCATAAATCTAAGCAAAAGGTCGCCGTCGCTTTCCTCGTCAGCCCCCAATGTTGAGTTTTGAGTAGCCACTATTCTATCAACGCCTAAAATTATCTCTTGCATTTCTAGCTCGTCTTGCTCGTTTAGAGTAAATGCTCCAGTTTCTTGGCTGGTTATGCTAACGGCTTTTGACCCCTCAGTGTCTAGTGCTATTTCGTAATCCGTTACCCACAAATTGCTATTCTTGTCTTTTAAAATTGTGCCTTTTTTGATAATAGTCCCACTAGCTCCGTGTATCGTTACGCCACTAGCCCTGCTATAATCTGCCGTTTTTCTTAAAAGTCCTGCATAAGCTACGCGCTGGTCTAGCCACTCGCCAGTCGCCAAATAAGGGTCTAGCATTTGAGTGATAAAAGTAAGCACTTGATTGACCTCACTTAATGCTTCGCTAAATAATCCTATCATTTGCCCATCTGGTGTTGATGAGCCTAGCTCTAAATTTTCGCCGTAAATCGCCTTAAAGCCATTTTCTAAACGCTCTTTTATGGTTTCTAATTCATCGATTATTATTCTATTTTCACTCACTCGCATTTATGTATAACCTTTGGCTTTCGTCGTAAATATCCCTATATTGCACTTCAATAGTTGCCTTGCGTTCGTTTAGATTTATGTTTAATATTTCTAAACTACTAACGCCCTCAACGCTTAAGATTTGCCTTTTTATCTCGTCCCTCATTTTATCAGTGTTAGGATTTTTTGATAAGTAATTAAACCACTTAACGCCGTTTTCAAAGTCTAAAAACCAGTCATTGTAAAGGCTTAAAATTTGTGTTTTCACGTTTTGGGCTATTGCAGCACTATCCGCTTTATGCCCTAGTAGCCAGTCGCCCTCGCTATCTATCGCCCTTACTTTCACTTATTCCCCTTAGTTTGGTTGTGTAGTTGTGCCACCGCTATCGCCGCCATGTGTATGGTGTTTTAAACTTACGCCACTACCTATCATATCTTTGGCGGTAATTGTGCCACTACTTACGCTATTGCCCTCGACTTGTGCAAAATTGCCAACTAGGTTTTTATTTCCTACTTGCTTGTAGTCGCCTGTTTGTTCTATATTGCCCTTGATTATGATTTTTCCCTCGGTTAGTTTTATGTAGGTACTTTTGCTTAGTGTTCGCATGCAAACGCCGTCTAAATCCACATCTTTTACCGCTAAGGGGCGAGGGCTAAAGCCAGTTAAAAAGAAGCCGTCCGAGTAGTCGTGTAGCCTAAAATCTAGTGGCTCGCCCTTGCTAGCACTAGCAAACCAGCCATCAATGCAACGCTCAGCGAATACACAAAGCCCATGATCGCCTTTCCTTATCGGTGTAGTAATTACAAAATCGCCACCCCTAAAAAATTGCACCGGCACATCATCTATTGGCGGTAATGGCACGCTTGCCCCGTCACGTTTTAGCTCGTTTATCATTAGCTCAATCTGCACCGTATTATCGCTTGCGTTAAATTTAAGCACCTTAGCAGGTAGCGCCGTATGTACCCCTGCCTCAAAGCTTAATAATCCGCTATCAAAAATTTGCGTTAAATTTGGATTGTTCATTTTTTCTCTACTTTGTGAAATTTGCCATTTATGGCGATTAGCTCCGTTTGCCACGTATCGTTTAGAAAATCGCCGCTATGCGTTAGCTGGGTTATCTTATAATCGCCGTCGTATTCGCTTAGAATTGATTGTATTCGCACAAGCGAGCCGATGTTTAGTTTTGGATTTAGTAGGCACGTAACCCTTAGTCCGTCGTCTGTCTTTTCTGGGCTGTTAATCAAGCCAGTTTTTTCACTTAAAATAAAACCCTCGCTATCATTGATTACTTTATCCTTTGGTAAAATGTTTAAATTGCCGTCTAATATATGCCAGTTAGCGTCATTATTTTTAGCTACGTGCTTTAAATAGTCCTTTATATCGCCGCTTAATACCTTACATCTTGGCAAGGCTTTATCTTTTGGTAAATCTACCACGCCTTGCTTTGAGCTGCTCATCGCCTTTACACACATATTTACTACGTCGCTATCCTTTACGCCAGCTTTTAGCGTTGTGTATAGCCTAGATTTTGAGTAGTCATTTTGTCCGTCGCCACACTCAATATGTGTTATAAAATCTAAATCGTTGCGACTGGTGTAAGCCTGCGTTATTTGCCCTGCAAAAATTAATCTTGGCTCGTCATAGCCTGCAAATAATTTCACTTGGTTAAAAATCTTATTTGCTATTTGATTGCGATTATTGGCGTTTAGATTGTAAATTTCTATTTTGCTAGTGTTTGGCTCTTCGCTTATCGTCTTTTCAATATTAAAGCTTATGGCGAGATTGTCTATTACTATGCTTTGTTTATTATTGCCTATTTCTAAGCGGTAGCGTCTGCCGTATTGCCTCACGTCCTATCCTTTGCTATCTCGCTCATCGCCGCGTTAAACTCTTTTTTATCGACGGCGTAAAGCTTCAAGCGTTCGCCTAGCTCGCTAAAATCTACGCAATTAACGCCGCTTTTTGTGGTATCAACTAGCATAAAAACAAAAGGTAGGTTCTTATTAATAAGACTTGGTGCATTAACCGCTAAACCCTTATTAAAAGCCAAAATTTTATTTGCATTTAGATCGGTTAAATCAAATTGCCAAACTGCACCAACCTCGTTATACTTAAGGGTTAGCTCTAGCTCCATGCCAAATATATTAAAATTTTGCGTTTGTTTTAGCTCGTTTGTTGTTGGTATTTCGTAAATCAAAATATATCCTTTAAAAGGCTTGATTTTTTTAGTTTTGGCTCGGTCTTGCCTAAATTTACACCTCTTTTACCACCACTTACTCCAGCGTTTAGCCCTTTAGCCGTTTTTGTTTCAACGATAAAAACCTCCTCGAGCGTGAGTGTAACGTCGGCGTAAAGGTCGCTTTCAGTGGTTACTTCAATGCTTGTAATTAGCATATTCCTATATGTTTTTAACCCAGTTGTTACGATCAAAAACTCGCCGCTCTTTTGCACTTCCAAAAGCTTATCGTATAGGCTTTGTAGTCTATTTTTGGCAGTGCTGTTGTCCTTATTTTCTTTTCCGTCGGTTAAAAATGGTGCTATTTCGCGTATTTTCTTATCAACGCCAAAAATCCTAGCGTATCGCATCGCTTCGTTTTTTATATGCTTTACATTGTTGTAGAGCTTGTATGCCTTTTGAGTGAAGCGATGAGCGGTTTTTATATATGGCAGGTTAAAACGGACTACTTGCATAATCTCGTCAAATTGCGTAAAGCTAGGCGGCTCATAAGCCACTATTTTGCCTTTAATTGTTATTTGCTTCGGCTCTAGCACGGCGTGGTCGGCTACATTTGCTCCACTTTCAATAGGATTTTTAGTAGTGCGTAGCGTGCTTTTATTGTTTTCTTGCTCGGTTGCGTCTAGTCTAAACGTGCCTATCTTACGGCTTGTTACTTCAATCATTAGTAGCCACCTCTTAAATTGGCTTGAGTAAATGCTAGGTCGTTTTTTTGCCTATTATTTATTATTTGGTTAGCCATTTGTGGGTTATTTGTATTTATATTAATAGTTGTTGTAGCTGTTCCGCCGTTATACTGCACCGATCTATTATTATCTACGTATTGTGTGGCCAGCGCTGCTTTTGGCGTATCGTTACTAAAGCCAAATAAATTTTTTGTTCCCTCCCACATATCTTTGGCAGTCTGACCTATATCAAAGTTTTTAACCGTATCAACGATCGGAGCTATATATTTGTTGTATTGATCTTTTATCCATTTAAAGGCAAGCTCAAAAGGCTTCATAATAACTTTGCCTAAATTTTCAAAGCCAGCTTTTATATCATCTATCCACGCAAATATTGTCTTTTTAACTTTTTCGGTAACCTCACTCCACGACGTTCCAAATATATTGCACAACCCCTCTATCATTTTTTCGCCGCCATCACACCAAAACCGAAGAGCTTCTTCTAAATCGGCTAGTCTAAGAGTGAAAAGAGCGCCTATTGAAGTAAGAATGCCAATAACTGCCTGACCAAACCCCACAATTGTTTTTACAGCTCCATTAAATACTCGTTCTATCGTTGGCTTAACCGATTTAAACCATGCAATAGCTTTTTTGCCCCACTCAATAAATGGCTTCCAATAGTCGCCGAGCAAGCTTTCACCGCCGTCTAAATAGGTCATTAGATCATCAATTAGTAAAATAAGACCGCCTATTAGCAAAATTACCCAGCCGATAGGGTTGGTTAAAAACGCTGCTAGCATTGCACGTTTAACGACCGCCAAAACGCCCACTAAAATTAATAACGCCGCTTTCCAGCCTATCGTGCTACTTATTACTTTATTTAAAAATCTAAACGTGTTTGTAAATACTTGCCCTAACTTCAATATCCACTTAAAGACATTAGTTAATCCCTCTACGACCAGCGCTTTATTTGCTCTTAGAAAGTTGTTAAAACCTTTTAGGCTTTGATTGACGACTGGGATTAATTTTATCGCTGTTTGGGTTACTATTGACTGCACCGCCGTCTTTGTTTTTTGTAGTTGATCTTGATACTCTTTCGCCTGATCTATTTCGGCTTGTGTAATATTAAATAGTCTATCTTTTTTCTTTGCTAGTTCCTCTATGTTTTGCAAAGGCACGGTCAAGTAATTAGCTATTAGCCCACTTGCTGCTGTTGCTACTGCGCCTATTAGCATAAATTTGCTTCTTATATTACTTAGCTCTTGTTTTAAATTTATAGCTGGCTTTTTCTCGGTTAGTTTTTTGGTCTCTTTTGCTGCTTCTTTTGCTTTTTCGCCGACCTTTTCCTCTGCTTCTGCCACTTCGTGAAAACTAGTAGTGAGTTCCTCGGCTTGCCCTTTAGCTTCCTCGCACCACTCTACGCCTTGATTTTTGGCTTGCTCTAGTTTTGCTATTAGCTCGGCATTTCTTTCCATGCCAGCTCTTACGGCGTCGCTTATGGGCTGGGCTGTTTGTTTGGCTAGGCTAGAGATATTTTTTAGCCCTTGTTCTATCTGCTTTATCTTGCCACTATCAACATCAAATCCGATTTTGTAAAGAAATTCATCTAATAGCACTATATATCCTTTTAAGGTGCATATTAGAGTATTTTTGAGTTGATTTTTCGGCTTGTGTGTAGAAATAGAGGAGTGAGCCTTATTGCTTTTCCAAGGCTCGGCGCTCCTCATTTAGTAGCTCGATAATAACCTCGTGCATTGCTATTGCGTCCTCTAGGTCGTAAATAGTGCGTAGGTCGTTTAGTGTGGCATAACCTTTTATGATAGGTAGCCACACCAAATAATCTATATCAAACTCGCTTTTTACGCCTTGTTTAGGTAGGCTGTTATACCCGTTAAGGATTTTGCCCCAGCGGGTAAGAAGTCTAAAAAA